CTTCCACCGTTGCCGCGGTTTCGGCCTGTCGACCCTTACTAGGGTTGCAACCTGGAGTTCCTCATGACCTCTCACATTTACATCCGCGATCACAATGGCGAACTTCGCCGTGATTTCGAATGGTGTGGCCATTCCTTCATGCTCATTGTAGTGCCGGGCGATAAACCCAAGCTTTACAGCGAGTATTTCCAGAGTGGCTCGAAGGTTATGAGTGTGCTTTGCGAGGTACTAGATATGGACCAGAAACTTGAGACAGAACTTCTGATTGGTGAAATCAGAGGCTATATCGAGATCCTGAACGCAAAGGGCATAGATAGCCCCCTGCGGTCCCTCGAGGCCCTCGACACGATGAGTGTCTTGGACCTTCGTATCCTTTCGCGTAGGTTGCGTGACATGGCTCGAACCCCGGCAGCTTAGTGTGGGGGATCCTTTTGCGGCCTCCGTCTCCGGAGGTCGTTGTTTCCAGAAGGAGTCATTATGACTAAAGTGATTAAGGATATCTTACAGCGCCCGACCTACCCGTTCTGGGAACGAGATGTCACGCAGTCAGGCAGCAATGCCCCTGTCGTGAATACTCTGCTCCAGGCGAAAAGGTTGAATGCTGCCGACGTCACTAATCACTACGAGTCTGACACCGACTGGAAGCAGCGCGTTGCACTTAAGCAAGACGCCACCAACCATTATAGAACTAGTGGTTGGAAAAACATTGTGGTCCCGTTCTCGTGGCAGAAGTCCCGCCTCGTATCCTCGGGCACCAACTCAGAACATTATGTGTCCTGGTTAGGTGACCTTGGGTCGTTCGCGGATGAGACTGATGGCACGATCTCGGATATCGCGGTGAAGCGCGCCAAGCGAAAGCTCAGCGATGTGGTGCCTCAGAAGCAATTGCTCGCCCCTGTGGCTGAGCTGCGTGAGCTGCGCGGCATGATTGCGCAGTTTGCTCAGTTCTCCTATAAGTGGGTGACGGTGCTCGCTGACATCAAGAGAACCAAAGGCAAGTCTGCCTACAAGTTCGCTAGTAATGCGTGGCTGTCTTACAGTTTTGGCGCTAAGCCTTTTCTGTCAGACATCGACGAGATTACTAAGTCAGTGATCGCGTTCATGGAACGACGGGATCTGGTTGATCTTGTAACAGGCTCCGCGAAGAAGACGTGGAAGACTAGAGCGGTGTCGGAGTTAGGTAACAAGCCGATTGGCTATGCTGCCCGAGCTGACATCGATATGGTCCACACGTTATCTTACCGGTACACTTACGCTTACGCTATTAATTGGCGTAGCGCAAATGACTACACTGCCCTTGATCATCTCGGACTCACGGTCCCAGCGTTGATCCCCACTCTGTGGGAATTGACTGCATGGTCGTGGCTCCTCGATTATTTCGGGACTGTGGGCCAATGGCTTGACGACACTCTCATCTCAGATCCTACGAGATGTATTTATTGTGTTGTCAACCGTCGGTATACCGTGAAGTTTAATGTACGTCTGTACCACTATAACACCGCCCCATGGAATACCAACGTCGTTGGTCTCGGTGGGGAACCCGGTGTCGGGGGTGCAGACTACTACTACTTCAGACGCGATGCCTTACCAACTCTGCCCAATCGTATCCTGCGGTTTAAAACACTAAAGGAGATACCTGGTGCAGACGGCGGAGTTAACAAACTCCTTAACCTAGTGTCGCTCCTCCTGGCGCGACGTTGAAAAGGACCTACTGTGGCCTTCAATCCCTCTACCCCTGTGACCGGTGCGGCAGTGACTGGGCTCACCAGCCCGACATACACTCTGACCACTGACGTGGCTCCGAGTGCAAACGGTAAGCAGTATGCCGTTACGGCGCTTGGCGGTACTCAGACGAACGTGGAAGTGCACTCGGTTTCTAAACCGTTCACTATCTCGTTCTTCCGACCCGTCAATCTCCGTGTGTTGCCGCAGGCAAACCCGATCACGGGCATCATCAAGAATGTGCCGGTTAACACCTACAAGCTCATCACTCGTAAGGGTGCTGCGCCGGCCGCCAACCAGGCCCCGATGGTCGCTCGTATTACTACGATCATCGAGGTACCTGCTGGTACCGACACGTATGAACCGGAAGACCTTCGCGCTCTGGTCAGCTCTCACTTCGGTGTGGGTTCGGCTCAAGCGTCTGGGATTGCGGACACTATCTTGTCGGGCATTCTTTGATGCCTTAACCCGGACGTGTCTCCCGACACGTTCTCATTTGGAGATATCCAATGAGTTCACCAACCACAGGGCACGCTGATAGGCTGAACGCCTTCTTCAGTGTTCTTTCAGAGGAGTTAGCTGATGTCGACTCAAAACGAGATGAAATTCGTTTCGCAAGAGACCGGCAGCTGTCCCGCATGCGCAAGCGTGCGGGCATCACGAACCCAGCTCTCCGACCTGCAGCGATCAGTAGCTTCTTGGCTACTAACGCCGTGGTCGGCGATACTTCTGTTAATCTTGATCGCGAGCTTGTGGCCGACGCTCGGCACTTCATTACTGTTGTGCTTGAGCGACTTACTACACGCTTCGACGCAAGTAACATACAAGTAAGTCTGGATCATCGTCTGCTGTACGAACTGTGGCGCTTTGGGCCCGGTGCTGCCAATGGCATCACCGGGACCCATGCCGCAGATAAAATACAGCAAGTGATGACGTGTACTGACTCCTGTGTGCCTCTGGTGTTGAGGCTTCGGCGAACCAATCCCTACTTTGCGATGTATGATCATCAAAATAAGGTTAGCGGATATACCGAAGTGAGAGGTTCACGCCTGACAACGGTTCCCAAAAACGAGGAAACCGAACGCACGATCGCCATAGAGCCCTCGGGGAACATGGCCTTGCAGCTTGCTGCGGGCCGGTACCTTGAAATGGCACTAGAATCGATTGGTTTAGACATCACCTGCCAACAGCCGAAGAACAAGCTGATGGCCATGCGTGGATCGATGGACGGTAGTGTTGCCACTATCGACCTAAAATCCGCGTCTGACATGATTAGTTTAGACCTTGTGCGGCTGCTGTTACCTCCTGATTGGATGCGTTTGATCGAAGCGATTCGTTCGCCTGAGATCAACGTGCCCGGTCACGGATGGGTGAGATTGAATATGGTGTCCACAATGGGAAATGGTTTTACATTCCCGCTCATGACGCTGATATTGGTCTCTTTGATCTATGCTCTTCGCGCTCGCCGTGGCGGACCAACTCTTTTTGTGAGTTGGAAAGACACTTGTGTGTTCGGTGATGATATCATCGTACCCACATGTGAGTATGAAGAGCTTTGTGATACCTTAACAGCAGCGGGGCTTGTCGTCAACCGCGATAAGTCTTATTGGGAAGGACCTTTTCGCGAAAGTTGTGGCGGCGATTACTGGAACGGTTATGACGTAACTCCGTTCTATGGTCGTCGTCTGAACAACGATCGCGCCGTGTTTACAGTCATCAACCAGGTCTTGGAGTGGGGAGCCCGTCATGGGATCCTCCTCCATCGTACTTTGACCTACTTGAAGGGCTGTTTACGCGGCAAGGTTCACTTCGTCCCCGAATGGCATAACCCTGATGAGGGAGTGCTAGTTTCCGGGGTTGCTCGTCGATACACCTACCTAAAAACCATAGTCCCGCGAAGTCGGTTGTCTAATGACAATCACTACGCAATGATGTTGGTCTGTGGCGGTTATATCGAAAGCGATGGGCCTGACTTGTACTACTCGCCGCGTCCGTTTAAAACGCAGGCGAAAGTCAGGACGGCTAGGCTGCCTTCGGGCTTCCTAGACGGATCAGATCCGCTTAAGCGGTCTGAGCGCATTACCTCCTTTATTGAGAGTTACGCCCACTTTGTCCTAGGATAAAGTAGGTGGAGCCTTCAGCCCGGTTCCGTGGTAGGTAACCGGCGAAAGGAG